TGTTAGAGCAGCACGCCTTCCCGTTGACCACCGTGTCCAGACCCTCACCTGTCCGCGAGGCTTTCGGGCGTCTGTGGGTTACTGATTCGGTCAGAAACCCCGACAAAAATAAATGAGCCTTCATGTCCGCTTTTCGGCTGTCCCGTGTTTAGGTATGCAGGAACACAGAAAAATGTTCCGAGAGCCGCACGGAGTTAATCGCCTTTCATCGTGTGTCAGGCTCGGTGGGCTGGCCGATTCATTTCTCCAATCGCCAGCCCATCTTCACAATTTGGGTGACTACCAACATCACTGAATCGAAGCACCGTTCTGAGCCAGCAAGAGTTTGCTGGCTTCTGTTTTCAATTTCTCCGCAAAGGCTATCGCCAAGTCTGGCCGTAGAACAAAAGCGATGGCCTTGTGTTCGCCTCTTTCGAGTTCCTCTTCGCTCTCTACGTACTCGATTCCCATGATGAGTAGTGTATTAGCGACGTGGCGAAGTTCCCAGCCTGTCATCGGCCTCAGAATCACGTTGCCCTTGTCATCTGTCTCGAACTGCATCATCCTGTCAGTCTCCTTCGCGCTGCAAGGATAGCAAACAAAGCACCAATGCCTTTCGCACCTAAGCGTCCTTGCAAGCACACTGGCTGTCCAACACTCACTGATACCGGCTACTGTGAGCAGCACAGCCGCGAGCGATGGCAAGACGGCAGAGAATCGGCATCGAAGCGTGGTTACGACCGCCGTTGGCGAAAATGGCGGCTGTGGTTTTTGCAGCGGCATCCGCTCTGCATGGATTGTTTACCTGAGGGCCGAGTCACATCAGCAGATGAAGTGCATCATGTTCTAAAGTTCGCCGAGCACCCTGACAGACGCTACGACGAAACGAACTGCATGGCGCTGTGTGAGTCATGCCACTCCGCTAGGACAGCACGGGGCGAATAGACTAAAAGGTTCCGGACATACTTATCGACCAAGTATCCAACCCAAACGGCTGCGGAGCGTTATCGTCTAGTGGAATGGCCGTTACTCGGATTGACTTGACTAATGCAATCTTGTCCGTCGAAATCGACTGCGGTGTAGCGGAACCCGCCCATGGTGTTTCCCACCGTCGCGCTTTGCCCGGCTTCTTACCGGGAATGTGAACGACTGAGGTAGACCCGCTAACTAGAACCTTTCCATTTGCATCTAGGAAGTCGAAGGTCAGCTTCCCGCTAATACCAAAGAAGGTGGAATCTGTCTCTAGTCCGATTTTGGCTTGGATTTGACCATTCGACAGTAGTCGAACTGAACCTCTTGCCCATTGACCATGGCGACCGCGCCCAAGCGCACAGTCGCCTCTAGCCCAGACATTGCCGTCAGGTTTACATTGCACCGCTACGGTTGGAGCTTCCGCCTCGGCAATCACGGCTGTGAGGGAGACAACTGCAAGGCAGCAAATCAGCAACAGTCGCATAGAATCCTCGCTTCAGATGAGTTGTGGGGGAATCCAATCACTATAGGCTTGGGCTCGTCGAAAAGCAATGGGAATAATTCTCCGGCTCAGCGGCGACTAAGCGCAACCACGGATAGGGGTCAAAATCCCCAAAAATCGCAGCGCCTGTAGACCGCAGCGCAGTGATTTGTACATGACCGCGAAATGGTTACTCGGGATGAGATTCCTCTGAGCCGCTCCCCAGCCGGAGAATTTCCGCACTTTTCACTCGTTCATCCTCAACGATTGATTCCAAGGCTTTCCTTGATGGCTCGATGACTTCATGTGAAATATCTATGACGCGATGTGCGGATTGAACACGCGCATGTTCCGGCAGCATACCAAGGATTTGTGCGGCTAGGTCTGCTTGAATCCGCATCCGCTCAGTCTTTTCATGCTCGGTCGCTTTGTAGACATCGGCGTCAATCTCTGTCCGCTTTGTGTTTTCGGTTCGGTAATCAGTGATGAATTTCGCGACCACCTTAAGCGGATTCAAACTACCGACTACTTTAATCCATCCCGGCGATGAAATCCTGATTGCTCCAACAGTCAATGGGAAGCAGAACGGGTGCATCGACGTTAGTAGGTCGCGAAAGTTCCTTCCAAACGGTTGACTGTAGGAATTGGAATAGAGGGCGCTCCAGACAGGCTCACGTACTCTGACGGATGCCTCCTCATCCACAACACGGCTGAGAACGCGAAGCTGCTCGATTGGCGTGTAGGCTTCTACGACCGTAGTCAGCAAACCCGCGAACTCTTCAACCGACCAGTCATCATTCACATTCAATCGCAACACAACAGCATCGAAGTTGCTCTTCGGATAAATCATTAGCCTCCTTGAACATTTCAGAACTAAAGCCGGATAAGAAAAATGCGAATCGGGGGACCGACCGTGGGCGTGCAGCAGTTCGCAAGTCTCTCGAACAGTTCGGTAGTGGCCGCTCAGTGCTTGTGGATAGAGACGGCCAAATCATAGCCGGAAACAAGACGGTTGAGCAAGCATCTGCGGCTGGCATCAAAGATTTGATTGTCATCCAGACCGATGGCAGTCAGTTGGTCGCAGTGCAACGAACCGACCTGAGTCTTAACGACCCGAAGGCACGCGGCCTCGCCGTTGCGGACAATCTCACAGCGGAACTTGGTCTCGAATGGAACCCCGACGCACTGAAGGAGCTATCCGCGGACCTCGACTTGCAGCCATACTTCACGGTTGACGAGCTAAAGGAGCTAATCCCTGAGACTGGCACCGCTGGTGACGAGGACGAAGTTCCCGAGCCGCCAGAACCTGAAGCGGCTGAAACAGTCCTCGGCGAAATCATCACGCTCGGCGCTCACCGGCTGATGTGCGGTGATTCAACCGACACCGGCCACATTGACAAGCTTCTCGACGGCGTCGTGCCGGATATGGTCAACACCGACCCGCCGTATGGAATCAACATCGTCCGTAAGAACGGCAAGATTGGCTCGGGCGGAAAGTTTCGCGGCTCAGTAGGTTCGGGGAAAATCATCCCTGCTAATACCTACGCGCCTGTCATCGGTGACGATTCGACCGAGACTGCCGTGGCCGCATACAACATTTGCGCTGCGATGGAAATTCCGGTCCTTATCTTTTGGGGCGGCAATCATTATGCCGACAAGATACCGCCATCGCCCTGTTGGATTGTGTGGGACAAGCAAAACAACGGTAACGATTTCGCCGACGCGGAACTCGCGTGGACAAATCAGACCACTGCCGTTCGCATTTGCGTGCATCAGTGGAACGGAATGTTGAAAGCTTCAGAGCGCGGCGAACGTCGCTGTCACCCCACGCAGAAGCCAGTAGCTCTGGCCGAATGGTGCTTTGAAAAATACGGCAAGGACGCGAAAACAGTGCTCGACCTCTTTGGCGGCTCGGGTTCGACGCTCATTGCTTCCGAAAAGACGAATCGCGTCTGCTACATGATGGAAATGTCTCCTGAGTATTGCGACGTAATCGTCAAGCGGTGGGAAAAACTCACCGGCAACAAAGCAGAGCGGCTGTAATGGCAGGACGTAGACCAAAGCCGACCGCACTAAAGATTCTGCAAGGCAATCCCGGCAAGCGTGCATTGAATAAGCATGAGCCGAAGCCGACTGGCGTTCCTACGTGTCCGTCCCATCTCGCCGCGAAGGCAAAAGCGGAATGGAAGCGCATTGGAAAAGAACTTAGGGCGGTTGGACTTCTAACAGTTGTTGACCGGGCTGCTCTCGCAGCCTACTGCACTGTATACGCACGATGGATTGATGCAGAGGAGCAAATTCAGAAATTCGGCACCGTAATCAAATCGCCGAAGTCTGGATTCCCGATTGCAAATCCCTATGTGGGTGTCTCGAACACCGCGTTAGACCTGATGCGGAAATTTTGCGTTGAGTTCGGGCTGACTCCGGCATCGCGTACCCGTCTGCAAGTCGAACCGGCGAGTGGGACAGACCCCTTCGAGGAATTTATGGCTGAGATTGGTGCGAACGACCCAATAGATGACAGTAGCGACTCCAGAGGCACCACCCAATCAGATAGTAGCGGCGAACAAAGCTGAGCAGTATATCGCGGATGTATTGTCCGGGAAGCAAGTCACTAGCAAGTGGGTCTGTCTACAGATAGAGCGTCACCTTGCAGATTTAGAGCACGCACACGAGCGAGGGTTGAGATTCAATCCCGCTCTCGGGCTCAGGCCGATTAAGTTTATCGAATCGTTTCTCGTCGGCACCGAGGGCGAGTATGACGGGAAACCGTTCATCCTTGAGTCGTGGATTGCAGCGCTCGTTTACATCTTGTACGGCTGGCACTTTGAAGATGGCAGACGCCGCTTCAAGTATGCGTATTGTGAAATCGGGAGAGGGAATCTCAAGAGCACTCTAGCGAGTGCTCTCTGCATTTACGAGCTAATATCCGTCCGTGGCGCGAACGTATACAGCGCGGCGACGGATAGGGCGACTGCAAAAGTTGTGTTTGATACCGCAGCCCTAATGGTTCGGAAGTCGCCAGCCCTTCGCAAGAAGATAAAGAGCTACCGGAATAATCTACACATCACCGGCACTGCGGCGAAATTTGAACCGTGCTCCGCTGAAGGTAAAACGCTCTTTGCTCATAGCCGCCCGTCGTTTGCCGTACTGGATGAATTGCACGCACATCCAACCGATGAAGTTTGGAACGCCTTCGTTTCCACGCTTGGCAAGCGTAAGAATTCCATGCTGTTCGCAATTACGAACAGCGGATACGACCGGAATTCCGTTTGCTGGAAACAGCGCGAGTACAGCATCAAGGTTTTGCAGGGTGCTGTGCCTGACGACACATGGTTCTCGTGGGTCTGTGGCCTTGATGACGACGACATAGAGCATTGGGAAGACGAGCGGAACTGGGTAAAAGCGAACCCAAGTTTAGGGAACGCAGTCAGCTTGGACGATATGCGGTCTCAGGCTCTCAAGGCCAAGGAAGACCCCTCCGCATTAAATCAGTTCCTGCGTTTCCGTCTGAGCGTCTGGACTGAATCGCACAGCGTATGGATGCCGCTCGACAAATGGGATTTGTGTAACGAGCCTGTGGTCGCAGAAATGCTCAAGGGACGGCAATGCTTCGCTGGCCTTGACCTGAGTACGACGACAGACATCTCCGCCGTAGTGCTTTTGTTCCCGCCATACGGCGACGACAAAAAATGGCGCGTGCTGCCGTTCTTCTTCTTACCGGAAGAGAACATTTCGAAGCGGGTAAAGAAAGACAGAGTTCCTTACGACGTTTGGAAGCGTCAGGGGCTGTTCAATCTGACTCCCGGCAATGTCATAGATTACGACTTCATTCGGGCGAAGATTAACGAACTCGCCGCCACGTACAAGATTGTCGAGGTCGTTTACGACCCGTACATGGCACCGCAGATTGTCACGCAGCTTCAGGCCGATGGTCTGACTGTCGTCCCATTCAGGCAGGGCGATGTGAGTATGACCGCTCCGCTAAAGCAATTGATGGAGTTGGTACTCCGTCGAGAGATTGCCCACGGCGGTAATCCGGTTCTCAAGTGGATGGCCGGAAATACAGTCGTCAAGATGAGTGCAACCGGATTGATGAAGCCGGACAAGGAAAAGAGCCGGGAAAAGATTGACGGCATCTCCGCTCTGCTTGATGCGCTCGGTCGTGCGGCTGTTGTTCCGATTAAGAAGTCTTCAGGCTTCAAACCGTTCTTTATTTAGTTAGCGAGTCTGCATGGGTCTATTCAAAAGATTATTTGAACGCCGCACGAATCCGATGGAAGACCCGTCGAAGCCCATGGCGGCGTCGGCTCTCAATTCCATATTTGGTTGGGGATTCGGCGGAGCCCCGACCGCCGCTGGCGAACTAATCAATGAGCACGTCGCATTGCAGCACGCGACGGTGTATTCATGCGTCCGAGTTCTTGCTGAAGCTGTCGGCTCTCTCACGCTTCGCACGTACAATCGTTCCGCACAGGGACGTGCTGAAGCGACTGAAGACCCCCTCTGGAAGCTGCTGGCGCTGGTTCCTAACGATGAGATGGGAGCCGCCGTTCTCTGGGAGAACGTCGTCGGCTGTCTTTCTCTATGCGGCAATGGGTATCTGGAGATTGTACGAAACAAAGCAGGAGATGCGCTTCAGCTTTACCCGTTGCACCCGCTAAAGACTGAACCTGTCCGTCTGCCGACTGGTGCGCTTGCATATCGCACGTGGAGCGGCCAAAGCCTTTCCAGTGAAACACGACTCGTTAACGCAGCGGACATGCTTCACTTCCGCTTGTTCTCATGGGACGGCCTCAAGGGTCTGTCACCGATTCAGCAGTCGCGACAGACAATCGGCTGGTCGTCAGCCGCAATGAAACAGTCCGCTCGATTCTTTGGGCAAGGTTCAAAACCACCGGGCATTCTCACGCCGGTCGGCGCTATTGACGAGCAGGACTTGGTGAACATGCGAAAGGCATGGGAACTGGCCAACGGCGGTGAAAACCAGAACCGCACTGCTGTACTGCCGAACGATTGGAAATACACCGCAATCGGTATTAGTCCAGAGGATTCGCAGTTCCTTCAGTCGATGCAGTTCTCAAGGACTGACATTGCAAGCATCTTTCGAGTTCCCGCACACATGGTCGGCGATAACACGAAGATGAGCAATAACAACGTAGAGGGAATGAACCTCTCGTTCGTTATCGACACGCTTCGTCCGTATCTGGTCAAGATTGAGCAAGAAATTTCGATAAAACTGCTTGCCGCGGACCCGAGCAAGTTCGTTGAGTTCGATACCAGTGAGCGTCTACGTGGCGATTATGCATCCACGATGAGCGGCTTCGCAGTCGGGCGTCAATGGGGAATCCTGACCGCCAACGACTGCCGTGAGC